GCCGATCTCCACCAGATGGCACAGATCCCCGAGGTGGGGCGTGCCCTCGAAGTTTTTATAGCCGCGCATGAGCCGTCGTCTCCTTTAGAACATTTTCTCAGGATCGCGATAGGGATACAGCAGGCTGTCGAACGCCATCCGCATGGTCTTATAGGCGGTCATGTCGGGGATATCCCGATTCTCGTAGTAAAAGCCCGCCATGAGCAGAACCGCCAGCCGCACGGGTTCGGGCGCGGGATCGGAAAACTGCGTCCGGCAGTAATCTTCCGCCGCGCCCTGCGCCTGTGCGATCAGACTGGTCAGATAGGCGTCCTCTTCATCGTACTGAATGCGGAGATGGGTTTTCACCTCATCCACGGCAACGATCATTGACGCCGCTTCACTTGCTTGTGACCATCAGACCCGCGGCGCGAACGGCCGCCAGCAGGGCATTGAAGTCGTCCTTCAGCGCGGCGATGGTGGTCGCTTCGCTGTCCGCTACATAGCCGATGGGTTCAAAAGAGGCGGGCTGCCCGAACAGATCGCCGCCGCCCTCGATGGTCGCGCCGGGCAGGAAGGTGAGCTTCCCGCCAATGACCAGCTCATTGCCGCCGTTGGCGAAGTAATTATGGGTGTTGCGGGTAGTGTCCGCAACGGGTTCAGTTTTCATCATAGCCTGGTACCTCTCTTTCTCACGCAGCCTTCATCTGCAGGCACTTCACGGATTCGCGCAGCAGCAGACGGCCGTCCACGCGCTGGGTGATCTTGAAGCCGACCTGATCCTGCGCGGCGTACAGCTCGTCCAGACGCTGCAGAGCGCGGCCCTCGCGGTCCGCCAGCCAGTAATAGCTGAGATCACCGTACAGAATGGCCTTGTTGCCCGCGGCAGGCAGCGGCATGTAGTTGGAGATCATGACCTTCTGGTTGAGCAGGGTGTCCGGCTGACCTGCCAGCAGACCCAGTTGCCAGATGAAATTGCCCTGACCGTCCTTCAGCTTGCGCAGCAGTTTCAGCGTGGCGTCGTTCATGATCCACAGCCCCTTGCGGCGATAGCCGGACTTCACGGAATGCTGCAGGTCGATGAGCTCGTCCGCGGTAATGGCCACGGCGGACGCGGCGGTAACACCCAGCTCCGCTCCCAGGCTGTCATGCAGCAGTCCCGTGGGCTTGTGGGTACCGCTGCCTGTCAGAATCGCCTCTTCCTCTGCTGCGCCCACACGACGGGCAAACTCGCCGGCGATATAGGCGGCCAGGTCGAAGGCGCTGTCGTGCAGCAGTTCTTCCGATACACGGATCATGCAGCCCACCTTGTGAGCGCCCAGGGACACCTGACCGAAGGTATCGTCGCTTTCGGGGATAGTTGCTTCTTCTTCAACCCAGGAGGCGGAGCCGCGGGCGGTCACCAGCGGGAGCTTGCGATCGCCGGAGGAGGTGGTGATTTTGTGCACCAGCCCGCGCATGATGTTTTCATCCTCCAACCCCTGAATCAGCTGATGTTCAAACTCGTCGGGGACGGTATAGCCGCCCTCGCTCAGCGTACCCACCTGCAGGGCGTTGCGCACTTCGGGGCTGCGTCGGTCGATATCGCGCATGTGCTTCCAGAAGGCGTTGCGGTACTCTGCCGACGCGATGCCGCGCAGAGTCTCCTGCGTGCGCATGGGGCGGGATGCGAGGTTCGGACTGACGCGCTCGTTCATCTCGCGATCCATCTGTTCCGCGCGCTCCATGCGGTCAATGGTATGGCCGAGGTCGACCACTTCCTGTTCCATGCGCTCGTACTGCTGGGAATCCTCGGCGCTCATCACGCCGTTTTCATTGGTGCGCTCGTCCAGAAAAGCCCTGGCCTTGTCCCAGACTTCGGCGCGCTTCTGACGCATTTCAAGAATCTTGCTCATATTGTACCTCCAAAATTATCGGTCGTTGGGTTTGATCAGATCCAGCCGTCTGCGCAGCTGGTCTGCAGGGATGCCAGAGCATTCGCATTGTGCAGCCGCAGGCAGCGTGACAGTGTTTTCCTGCTTTCGAGAATGACAGCGCTCCAGCCAGAGCCGCACCTTCGCTTCGGCATCCTTGCGATTCACCGTGTGCATGGTGGCGGAGTCCGTGGGGCACGTCTGCGGGTCGGCCACGCCGTCGATAAAGCCCTGCGCCAGTGCCGCGCCCGCGTCCATCCAGGTGGTGGCGGTCATCATCGCCGCCAGCGTGCCGCGGTCAATGGGGCTGCGTCTGGAATAGATATTGAGGATGCTCTCCTTGCAGGCTTTCAGCAACGCGATAGCTTCACTGAAGTCGCGCTCGTTGTCCCAGGCGACGGTGGACGGATCATGGATCATGTACAGGCTGCCCGGCGTCATCTCCAGCGTGTCCGCCGCGGAAAGCACCGTCGCAGCAGACGCCGCCGTGCCCGAGATCACCAGATGCACCCTGCCCGGATAGGCGCGGATGTCGTCGTGCATTCGAACGGCGGCGTTGCAGGAACCGCCATAGCTGTTCAGGATGATGCGCACATCGTCGGAGAGCTCTCCGTTCTCACCGCAGAGCGCGTCGTGCAGCATGGCCGGCGTGATCTCGTCGCCGTACCAGACCTCCTCGTCAATGTAGCCGTTCAGGTTAATCGTTCTCATTTTGCCCACCTTCTTCCATTCTCTGTGCGACGCCCCAACCCTGCGCGGCGTCGAGGATGCGCCAGGCGAGAGAATAACCGTCGCCCAGGATCTCGCCTGCGTGCAGCCATTTGCCGTTTTCCGGCAGAGGAACATCTGCCGCGGGGTCTTTGATGCGGACGAGGCTTTCGAGGACGCAGCGGAAATCCTGCCCATTCCGAGAGGACAGTGCGCCGGGCACGTTTTCGAATACAGCCCATCTTGGATATTTTCCATTGGTACTTTCCCTCATTTCAGTGATAATACGCACGGCTTCGTAGAAGAGACTGGAACGGCTGCCGTCCAGTCCGGAGCGTTTGCCGGCGACGCTGAGATCCTGGCTAACAGGGGCTGCCGAACGTAATCACGTCCACAGCCCCAAGATCACCTCCCCTCAGAGAGGCGACGTCTCCGTAGTGTTTCATTTCGGGCAGACGCTTTTCCGTCACGAGGATGGGAAACGGCTCGATCTCCGAAGCCCAGATGGGCGTGATTCCCGCCATTTTCCCGGCTAAGGGAAACCCGCCGATGCCATCAAAAAGGCTGCCCAGTGTAAGTTTTCTGCTCAAGTTGAATCCTCCGCAGCGCCTTCCTGTACCAAATTTTCCGGCGCGGTGTTCATTGCTCTGCGTACGGAAACCATGTTTCCGTTCACCAGAAGAGCGTTTCCTCCGTCTTCGTCCGGTACAGGATTCATATTTTCAAGATCACGGATATCATTGGTGGACAGCCAGCCGTTCTGCCGCCCAATGGCGTAGCCTTCCATACGGGATTTGTAGTCGCCCCGCATGAGACCGTCCATGTTGAAACGAACGTAATAAACGCCCTTCTCCTTATCGGAAAAGAGCGCACGGTTCATGGCCTGTTCCAGCCGAACGACTCAGGGACGAATGGTGTGCACAGCAAATGAAATGGACTGGTGCTCAATATTCGAAAACGTAGCATGTTCCAGATCGCCCACCATATGCGGCGGCACGCGGTAAATGCGGCAGATCTCCGACACCTGAAACTTCCGCGTCTCCAGAAACTGTGCCTCTGAGTTCGGCATGGAGATAGGCTTGTAGGACATGTTTTCTTCCAGCACGGCCACGCGCCCGGAGTTTCCGGAACCGCCGTAAGCGGCGTTCCAGCTGTCCCGCAGTTTTTTCGGATCCTTCACCGTATTGGGGTGGGTCAGAATGCCGCTGGGGCGCGCGCCGTTGGAGAAAAATTTGCTGCCGTATTCTTCAGCCGCCAGCCCCAGACCGATGGCATTCTTTTCGAGGGCGATAGGGCTGTAACCCATGATTCCATCGAAGCCCAGCCCCGGAATGTGCAGCACATCTTCGGGGCGCAGCTTCACCGTCTGCCCGCCGTTGGTAGAATAGGTATAGGTCAGCGTGCCTGTGCTGTCCCTGTCTACCTCCATGCGATCCGGAAGCAGCGGGTACAGTCCGAGAATCTGGCTTCGTCCGCTGCGAATGATCTGGCAGTAGGCGTTGCCCCAGAGCAGCAGATGCGCAAGCATCGTTTCCCGCCATACGAACGAGGTCATCTCGCTGTTGGGTTCGTCGTGCAGAATCGGATACAGCGGATGATCCTGCGCCTTGACGCTGCCTTCACCCTGATTCTGATACACGTGCAGGGGTAGGCTGGCGATGGTTTCCGCGATGACCCGCACACAGGCGTACACCGTGCTCATCTGAATGGCGGTGCTCGCCGTGACCGATTTGCCCGCCGCGCTGGAACCGAAATAAAACGTGGGTGCGGAGCTGACCGAATCCGTCGCGCCGGGCTTGTCCCGGGCACGGAACAGGCGAATAAATGGATTTTTCATGACATTGTTATCCTTTCCGCCCCTAAAATGGCATGGAAAAAGGCGCTTCAGCTCAATGCCAAAACGCCCGTGTCGATAGAAAATAGTATGATGGATCAGCTTTTTGCGTCCTTACACGCATCGTTTGCCACGATACGTCTGTTTTTCCAAAGCCAGAAGTGAAGGTATTTCGGATTCGTCCGAAACAGCTGACCATTGATGCGCATGTGATTCTTCATAATTTCTGTTCATAATCTTCCATGTCGCTGAAAAAGCGCTCGATGTAAACGACGCCCTGCTCCTCATCGACTCGATAGATCAGCAGATATCCCCGGATGAACACCTTCCTGTAGCCGCGTCTGGACAGCAGCTTATGCTGGCAGAGCGCATACAGGAAAGGCGTTTCTTCAAGTCGCGTGTACGTCGCGTCTATCGCGCTGAACAGTTCCACCGCTGCAGATGGATTGCAGAGCTTTTCCACCAGATAGCTGATAATCTCATCCAGATCCCTCTCTGCGGATTCCGTACGCAGTACCTTATAGCCCATACTTTGCCCTCAGGTGGTTCAGAGAAGAATGAGCGTCGGATACCCGCCCTTCCGCGATATCGTCTTCCGCCTGCATCAGTTTCTCATATACCGAGTACAGCCGCATTCGCTCATACACCTCGGCGCTCATGATTACCATGTCGCTGTAACCATTTTTCGTGATCGTGATGGGTGAATTCGACTTCCTGCACATTTCGGAAATCTCAGCGGTGTTTTTCAGATCCCGAATTGGGATGCACTGCGTCATAAGCCTCACTCCCTTCGTGGCCTTATTATACCACGATTTCTTTTTTGAGGCAACTCCCGATTTTATCCAATTCGAAGATTTACAATCCGCCGCCCGTTTTCTTATCGTGGCAGTTTTTGCACAAAGGCTGCCAGTTTTGTTCGTCCCAGAAAAGCGCATGATCGCCGCGATGGGGAACGACATGGTCAACCACTGTCGCGGGCATCAGCGCACCGTCTTTCAGGCATTCGGCGCACAGCGGACGCCGGGCCAGAAACGCCTTCCGCGCTTTGCGCCAATGTGAGTCGTACCCTCGGGCCGCTGCGCCACCGCGAATGGCGTCATGGCTCCATTCTTTTCGGTGCTCCTCGCAGTAAATCCCCTGCTCGCAGAGATTTGGGCAACCGGTGTAACGGCAGGGGCGTTTGGGTGTTTGGGGCATTTATAATCTCCTTGTCCTGGTCAGAGCAGCAGCAATCCGCGGTCGTCGTACACGGAATCGCTGCCGTTCTGGTTTTTCATCGCCCGATCCAGCGCCATGACCAGCGCTACCGCGCCGTCGATCTTCTCCGTGGACTTTTCCTTGTCCAGTTTCAGATTGCCGGCAGGATCGGTGCGCACGTAAGCGTTATCGAAATTCCAGCGCAGTACGGGGTGCCCGCCATGATTGAGCCGGTGTTCCAGTACGATGCGCATCAGCTCTTTCGTCGGG